AATTTTACAACATCAACACCGTCTGTACCAACAGCACCTCTAAAGTGCAAATCAATTTCATCAGGGTCGTTATATCTAGCTTCTACAAATGATTCTACTGGCCAAGCATTGGCATCATCATCTGAAGCTCTTACATATACAAATTTTTTCATTTTTTATAATTTTAAAGTTAAGGGTAAGAGGAAATTTTTTCCTGTCACACATATTAAGTTTAATTACGTGATGTTTAAAACCGCCATCACATTACGGTTGTATTTATTAAGCACCATTATATTAATCGTGCGTCAATGAGTTAACGTTAACTAAATCTGGATGCATAAATCTTCCTATAGTAACATCTGCTAGCTCAATAAAAGAACTAGAATGTCTTT